AATTTGTTTTTCAAGGTCTTTTTTTTGTTTTTGACTTGAGACTCTAGCATATATAATTTTTTTTCTTGTACATTTAGACACATCGATAGGAATGATTTTATATCGATGATGTCCACCAGGTGTGCTAATGTATTCAATCTCTCCAGAAATTGCTCTGAGTCGTAAAGTTTCTTTAGTGACATTATAATATTCTGATGCTTCTTTTGGACTAACAAACATCTTCCAGGGGATAAAGGGGGCATATATATACTTATAAGATTATCTTTAAGTATATATTTTTTAAAAAAAAAATAATTTGCGATTTTTGCGATTTTTTGTTACAGTAAAAATCTTTGACACATGATGTATTTATTTTTAAAACAATTGTATCATTGCATAAACAAAAATAATCATCTCTTAATGACTCACCTAACCCCCATGTTGAAATATAAATTTTAGATTCTAATATTTTTCTTTCATAATCTTCTTTAATACATGATTCAGTAAATATCTTGTATTTATCTTTCAAATCATTAACTTTATCTAATGTTTTTTTTCTTAATATACAATTTAATTGTCCTTCTCTATAATTTTTAACATAAAAAATATCGTATTTTTTATTTAAAAATTTTTTTTCATATTTTTTGCCAATAAAACCATAAGCAAATTTTTTATTATTTGGTATTGTAAAACATAATGTATTTTTTAAATGATTCATTGACTCTTTTGTTTCTCTTAAATTATTATAATCATGGTTTTTATAAATTATATATTTTATATGACTATTGGCTTGAGTATTATATTCTTTTTCATCTTTTAATATAAAATCACGAAGAAGTAATATATCCTTTGGATATTTTTGAATAAGATTATTTATATTATCAAATATTGAACTTCCATCACTTCTTAAATAAACAATGACTTTCTTTTTTTGTTGAATAAAATATTCAATTGCTTTTATTTCATTTTTTTCATCATATTTTTCTTTATTTTTCAAATGTTTAAATTCACTATGTAATAATTTATTATTTCCTGAATTAAATAAAAAGAAAACAATAGAAGCATCTTTAAAATTACTATTTATATTTATATTATATTTATTAAATAATTTTTTATCTCTGAAAAATTTAAAACTTTTTTTATCAAATGATAAATATATATTAATCATATACTTATTATTAAAAATATTTTAAAATTTCTTTTTTACTAAACCCTTTTACATTTTGAATTCTATTTTCAAAATTACCATGAGCACCTTCTTCTTTACCAACACTTTTCATATGTATGATATATGTTTTATTTTCAATATATTTCTTATCACATGATATATGAATTTCATCTAATTCCCCTATTTTTATTTCTTTTTTATATTTTTCAATCATTTTACACATAGAAGGTGTTTCATATGCTGGTTTTAATTTTTCTTTTATCATATTTTTAATTTCTTGTATCCAATCTTTTAAAAATGTCTTTACTTTTTCACTATTTTTATGAATTATTAAAAAAGAAGCAATATATTTCATTGACATGTTTATATCTTTTCGTGATGACTCAAATTCACGTTTGCATACTTGAATATCATAATTTGTATCTATAAAATGACTAAAATCTTTTAGTACAAGCATATCACTGTCAATCATGATAATGGGTAAATTATCTTCTTTATGAATAATATCTAAAAGTGATTTTGTTTTATATGTTAATGATTCTAACCATTCATCACTGTGCATTTTAGAAAATCCAAATTTTTGATTTGTTTCATAAAATTCAATTTTAGGATATTTTTCTTTTAATATTTTTTTATTTTTATCGGATAAACCAATATTATTGATAATAATTTTATTTATTTTTTTCATATCAGCATTTTGATGAAGTGAATTTAAAAAAAGTGTTGCTAATTTTATATAGGGATCATTTAACATAAGTAATAAATTATATTGAGTCATATACAATTAATTAAAATATTAAATTTATTATTTTAATTAATTATATATGGAATTAACGTTATTTATTGATGTGGCAATTCAACCTGAGCGTTTTGAAACAATAGAAAAAGTATCAACAAAATATAATTTATTTAAAAAATATAATATTATAACTGTAGAAAATATAGAAAAATGTGATTTAATATTATTTTTAGTAAATAGTCGTAATAATTTAATCAATTTAAAAGAAGATCATTATTTATTTCAAACAACAAAACCAGTTATTTTATTAGAACGTCAAGATTCTTCTATAACATGGGTTAGAGAATTTGATAAAATTAAAAATCTTAAAGCTGTTTTTAAAAATAGAAAATTAAAACCCAAAGAACTACAAAACTCAGACCAAGTATATTATGGTAAATATCAATACTATTTAATTCATAAAGCTTTTCAACTTGATCATTTAGAATCGAAAGATTCTACAGATATTGGCATTGATTATTATCCAAAAAATAAAAAATTACCTGAATTATCTACAGAAAATCTTGAAAAAATAATGTGTGTTTTATGGGATTATCATAGTAGTCCTTTATGTCAAAAATTATCTATGAAATATTTCCGTTATAATGAAATTAATTTTAATAAAAAATATGATATTTTTTGTGTAAATCAAATAAAAACAAATAATTTTGTAAATATCCCTCGTGAAAAAGCAAAAAAAATAGTAGATTCATTAAAAAATAAATATAAAGTTATTACAGAAGATTTACCAAAAGAAACATACGAAGAAGTTTTTTCAACATGTAAAATTGCAGTGGCATGTTGGGGGTTTGGTGAGTGGGTACATATGGATGCTTATGCTATGTATGCAGGTGCTATCTTAATAAAACCAAATAGTGACCATGTAAAAATGTATCCTGATATTTACAGAGCTAATCAGACATATATACCTTGTGCTCATGATTATTCTGATTTAACAGAAATAATTGAAAATACTTTAAAAAATTATAAAAAGTATATACCTATGATAAAAAAAAATAGAGATTTTTTATTAAAAATCAATGAAGAAAATACAGCTAATTTATTTTGGCAGAAAGTAATGAAAGTAATGAAACATATATAATTATTTATCCTCCTATTTATCCTCATATTTATTTTTTAGATATTCATAATCTTCTATGGTATCAACACCTACTTCATGAAATTTTGTTTCACAAGCATATATTTTATAATCTTGGTCTATTATTTTTAACCATTCTAAATCTTCAAGCTCTTGTATAGAGGATGTTCCAAATTTATATTCTTCTAATAAATATTTTCTTTCAAATATAAATATACCAATATGAATATGATAATCTATTTTTATTTTATCCATATCATCCACATTTTTAAGTGCAGGAATAACATTTCGAGAACCATAATTAATAAAATTTTTTTGATTTATAATTAATTTTACTTTATTTTTAGATTGAACATAATTATTATCTTGAATATTATAATAAAGAGTTCCACATTTAATATGTGAATTATTATGATAGTACTTTTTATAATCTAAAATTAATTTTTCGAGTGTTTTTACATCAAAAAAAGGTTCATCTCCTTGAATATTTAATATAAATTTTTTGTCAATCTTGGTTTCTTTTAGATAATTTAGTATTCTTATACTACCATTGCTACATGATTGTTTTGAAATATAACAATTACCTCCAAATTTTACAACTTCTTTATAAATTCGATTATCATCTGTTAAAATAATAATATTGTCATTTTTAATATCATTTATTTTCAATGCATTTAAATAAACATGTTCTAATATTGTTTTATTATTTATTTTTAAAAGTGGTTTTCCAGGTAATCGAGAGGATGCATATCTTGCAGGAATACAAACAATAACATCTTCCATATAAATGAAAATTATTTTTTTTATATTAAATATATTTATTACAAAAAAATAATATTCTATCTTTTGATAAAAAAAGAACATGTAATTAATCTTTACAATCAAGTATTGCTTCGAAATAAATAAATTACATATAAAAAAATTTCGAGTGATAATTATTTTCGAAAAATAAATATACATTGACTACTTTTCTGTAAATAAATAATCATATATATTTAAAAACAAAGTATATTCAAGTAGCACAATTCGCAAAAAATATAATTCAAACACAATAAAATGAAATTAAGATTATAAAAGATTTATTGTAAAATATTTGTATTTCTACATGTTGTGATTTAAGATTTTACAATTATATATTACACATAAATATATAATATTTCAATAATATATGAAAACCTTTCATGCTATTTATTATTATTTATTTTTATTATTTATTTTTATTATTTATTTTTATTATTTATTATTATTTATTTTTCAACTTTTTTTAGATAATCGAACGTGTTTTTTAATCCTTTTTCTAATGACATTTTTGGTTCATAATCAAAATCTTCTTTAGCTTTATCAATACATGCATAGGTATGAGGGACATCACCTAATTGATTTTCAATTTGATCAAAAATAGCTTTTTTTCCACATACTTTTTCACAAGTTTCTATAAAACCATTTAAACTTATAGGACTTGAGTTACCTAAATTATAAATACCATATTCAATATTTTTTTTATTTTCCAATGCACCTATTATTCCACTGACTATATCATCTATATATGTATAATCTCTTGATGAATCACCAATTCCATATTTTTTAAATTTTGTTCCAGTCATAATAGCTTTTAAGAATTTATAGGGGGCCATATCTGGACGACCACGAGGTCCATACACAGTAAAAAAACGCAAACCAATACAATTCATTTTATAAAGTTGATAATATGTTTTTGCTAATAATTCCATTGTCATTTTACTACAAGCATAAGGACTATTGCATGTTTTAATTTCATCAGTTTCAGAAAATGGTACTTTTTCATTAAGACCATAAACACTTGAACTACTTGCATAAACAATTGATTTAACACCAACTTTAACAGATTGTTCTAATATATTAATAAATCCATTTACATTGACATCAAAATAGAGTTTTGGATGCTCAATACTATAGCGAACTCCGGCCATAGATGCTAAATGAATAATTTTATAAGGTTTCCATTTTTGAATGATTTGTGTAGTCATAATATCTTCTTTTGCAAATTTGAAATTAGAATAAGTTTTAAGTAATTGTATATTTTTATATTTTAACTCTATATCATAATAATCATTAATATTATCAATACCTAAAACAATATAACCATTTTTACATAAATATTCACAAACATGAGATCCAATAAAACCAGCACAACCAGTTACCAATATTTTTTTTGAAATGTATATTTCATCGCATATTCCATTTTCTTTACAAAAATCATGATTAAAATAACAATATTTAACAGGAAAACAATGATGACATTCTTGATTCGAACAATCTCCTAATACACAAAATTTTTCATTATTCATAATGTAAAATAAATAAAAATTCAGAAATAAAAACAAAATAAAGTAAAATTATTAAAAATAAAATCATCATTTTTAATAGATGAAAATAGAAGAATCTTTTTTCAAAAAACAATATATTTCAAAAAAAAAGGATGTATATACTCATTATTCTAAGTTTAAATTTGAAAAAACTGTTTTAGAAGTAGATCAAGAATTTGAAGGAAGTTCAAATAATTACTACAAGATAATAAAAATAAAAGATAAATATTTTATGTATTATAGAGCATCAAATAATCCATACATTTTTGAAAATGGTATTTATAATCATGAACCAAATTATCATCTCGAAAAATTATGTATTGCATTTAGTAATGATGGAATACATTTTGAAAAAAAAATATTAGATGAAGAAAATATATCTAAAGATAAAAAAGAATATGTTCAAGAAATTATAAAAAAAGAAAATAATATACTTTTAGAAAATGATTTTTGTCATAATTTTTGTCCAACATTTTTTAGCCACACTAATAAATTTTTAGCATTAAGTGGAACACAAATAAATAATGACGGATTATTTTTATTTCAATCTCAATATGGTATAAAATGGAAAAATAAAGGAAAAATCATTGACGAAAAAAATATTTTAGAAAATTTTAAACATAAAAATCATTTTGACACACAAAATACTATAATATATAATCCTATTGATAAATATTATTATATTTATTTACGTCATAATAATGAAGATGATACACGACAAGTTCAAGTATTAAAGACAATTGATTTTACTTATTTAAATAAACCTAAATCCATTGAAATAAAAAAATATATGTTTGATGAAATATATAATTTTAATCCAAATTATTTAGAAAACAGTGATTATTTTATTGCTATTCCAAATTATGCTATTTCTAAATATGTAAAAACAAATACAAAAAATAATTTTATGTTAAAACAAAAAACAGTTCAAAATATAGTTATTTCAAATAATGGTATTGATTGGTCTATTTTAAATCCAATTAAGTTAAGTCATATAAATAAAGAAGAACAAATTTGTCCAGTAAATGGATATGTTTCAAATCCTGAAAACACAAAATATTATTTTTATTTTCAAAATAATGTTCATACACACAATCATCAAATACAATGTTATTCTATTCCTTATAATCGTTTTACAAGACAATCATCAGTAGGATATGGTTTTATAATAACAAAACAAATCTTATTAATTAATTGTCAAATAACATTAAATTATAAAACATCTTTAGTAAATAAACATGGATTCATTGTTATTGAATTACTTGATATAAATAAAAAACGAATAAATATAAGTAAAATTTATAAAGGAAATGAATTAAAAAAAAAAGTTTCATGGTTGTATGATAATATATTAGTAGAAAATGAATATTTCATTAAATTTCATTTGTATAATTGTGATTTATATAGTTTTAGTTACAATACAATAAAAGATAAATATTATGATTTTATATGGTCAAAGGGTATTTATAATCGTTCAGATTATATGTTAAAATCTACAACTTCTAAACCAAATGAACAAGAAATAATTGAATTAATAAAAGAAAAAAAAGATATTATTTGGTTAAGGAATTCAAGTAAAGATTATTTATATAAAGATTTAGATTTATTTGCTAATAATTTACAATTATTAAAAAATGAAATTATACTTGTAACTGGGGATGGGGATAGTCCAATACCTTCATCTTATTCATTTAATACAGTTAATAAAATATTGAAAAATAAATATATAAAAAAATGGTATATTCAAAATTATGATAAAACGATTATTCATAAAAAAATGTGTCATTACCCAATTGGTTTAGATTTACATACTGGGAAATGGTTAATGGAATTCAAAGTAAAACAAAAAATATTTTATTATAAACAATTAAGAAAAATGAATGAATTCCAAATTATTGATAAGATATTTTGTGATACACATTTAAGTAAAACACATCCTGAACGAGAAAATATGTATCAATCCTTAAAAGATAATAAAAATATTAATTTTTTAGAAGAACAACTTAACTTTGAAGAAATTACACAAACATATAAAAATTATAAATTTGTTTTAAGTCCTCGTGGCAATGGTCTTGATTGTCATCGTACATGGGAATGTTTTTTATTGGGATGTATTGTAATAACAACAACATCAAGTCTTGATACTATGTGGATAAATAATCAGTTACCAGTAGTTATTATTCAAGATTGGAATAAATTAAATATTGATAATTTACCAAAGCGTCTTTTATCTTGGAAAAAAAAATATAATAAATTTACAGAAAAAGAGCATATTTTTTCAAGATTTAAAAATAGTTATTGGTTGAAAAAATAAGTTTCAAAAAAATAAATAATATATTAAAAATAAATAAAGATGCCTATTTTACATGATTTAAAAGCAATATTTATTCATATTCCTAAAACAGGTGGAACATCAATTGAAGAAACATTAATTGAAGAAGCAGGTTCAAGAGATTGGAAAATAAAAGATAATAAAAATTGGTATGGTAATATAGAATCACCATCTAATCTTTATTCAACCAAATATTGTTATGAATTGGACCACTCAACATTACGCTATATGAAAAACAATTGTCAATTTTATGAACAGAGTTATTTTAAATTTGCATTTGTAAGAAATCCATATGCTCGTCTTGTTTCTGAATATAATCATTGTAAATATGGATATTCACGTTTTATAAAAAAAAAAGAATTTGACAGTTTTGAAGACTTTGTACTTGTATTAAAAGAACGATTTCAATTTATTTTAGAAAATGAGCAAAAAAATCATTGGTTAATCAGTCATTATTTACCTCAATATAAATTTACTCATAATTATATAGATAAACCATTGACGGATTTTATAGGTAAACTTGAAAATATTGAAGAAGACTGGAAATACATTACTGAAATATTAAAGTTAGAAAAAGAATTATTAAAATCAGAAAAATATAGTTCTGGATTTAGTTATGATTATGAAAGTTATTATACACCCCAATTAAAAGAAATAGTATATGAACTCTATGAAAAAGATTTTATTTATTTTGATTATGAAAAATAACATCTTTACTAAGTACATAATTTAATTTTGTTAATGGTGTTTTTTGATTATTGCTATGATTATTATCACACCCAATATGAAATGTAATATATTCATTTCTCAATAATTTAAAATTTTTAGCTATTTTACTAAGATATTTCATTAAAACAAGACCCCAGGGAGGGGATGCAATAAACATATTCTTCATATCTATTTGAAAAAATACATTTTTTGACATAACAAAACAATCTCGTCCTGGATGATTTTCACCATCAATTTGTGTTATTATATGTATATGTTCTTTATTAAAACGAATTTTATTCATAAATTTAGGTATATTATCTCTACGATTAATAATAAGTGCTTCTGATTTATAATTATTTAATCTTTTTTTTACAATATTATAAAAATTTGGATGTAAAGTAATATCACTATTTGAATAAATATAATAATCTGCAATTACATTATTTTTTACATTATCAAATATTTCTTGTAAATAAGGAAGTTTTCTTTTTGTTATATGAGGGTAGTTTTCACAAATTGCTCTCTCTAAGCAAGGTAGTATATTAAAATATTTAGGAATAATAGATATATCTTCAAGATAACATATTGCATATAATTCTATTTTTACATCTTTATCTTTTTTTTCTGCTACTTCTTTTGCTATTTTCATAGATTCAAAAGTAATGGGTTGAGCATAATATAAATAGCTTTTGTTATCTTTATTAACATTTACAGGATTAATAATATGAGCTATTTTCATATCTGTAATATTGAAAATAATTTATAAAAAAAAATTAATTTATAAAAAAAAATTAATTTATAAAAAAAATTAATTTATAAAAAAAAATTAATTTATAAAAAAAAATTAATTTATAAAAAACCCATCTTTAATAACTTTTTTAACATTATTTATTTCATCTTCCATAGGTTTACTTAATATTTTATGAGGACCTACCATTAATTTTGGATGAATAAATAAATTAGCATTATGTTTTTTAATCATTTTTTTATGAAAAATAACATGTTCGCATGTATCTTTACCATCATATCTACATCCTCTTGTATGTTTATATTTATAAATACCAATACCATTAAAACAAGAAAAAACTTTAATAGGTTTCGATTCTTTAGCAATTTTAAAATAATATTTCATGCGTTCTTCTCGTGTTAAATCTTCTAACTTCCAGAAATCAAAATAAGGAAAATCCATTGTTCGAAGTGCCCACATATCATAATATATTTTAGAATTACCACCAAACATAGACCAATTTATATTTTCTTTAAAAGGTTCTAAAATACTCACACATTGAAATTCTTGTAATATTTCATCCATGTCAAGTTGTATTAAATAGTCAGGATTTAATTCATTATCATCAATATAATTTAAGATAGTATTTCTACCATGAGCTATTTTTTCTGTTCTTGACCCTTGAATATTATTTTCAGTTAAAATAATAATTTTATTTTTATGATATTTAGATTGAAATTTATTTAAAAGTTCTACTGTTTTATCTTTTGAATCATTTTCATAAATAATAATAGACGTTTGTGTAAAAAAATGAGTTAAATACAAGAATTTATTAAGTGTAGTATAAGAATATTTTTCAATATTTTTACATACTCCACAAATAATAACATTTGTATGAATTTTAGGTAATATTTGAATAGTATTATGTTTATGATTTTTATCTTTTTGAATTTGAACATTTTTCAATGGTTCAAAAGTAGATAATTCAAAATTTAAATTTAATAATTCATTGAATTGAAAAATAAAATGATTATCTTCATTAAATATTTGTTTAATATCTACATATAAAATTTGTACTTGATATTTATGATTTCTTAATTCAAATAAAAAATCATTTATTTTTTTTTTATTATCCTCTTCATCATTTAATACAAAAATAATTTTTAATCGCTGTAAATTATTTTTTTTTATTTTATTCATAACATTATCATAGTATAACAATTTAATTGAATTATGAACAATTATATCTGAAAATAATTTTGTATATATATTATGTGTTCCGGTAATTAGACAACTCATATAATAAATTATAAAAAAAAATAATAAAATAAATTAATCTATTATAAATTTATTTTATTTTATATTTACATAAATGACTAATTTTAGATTTATATTAGATGCTATTCCTGATAATCTTCTATTTGATTATTCCTACGATAAAGACAAAGCTTATACCACTTATTATAAAGATGAAAATAAATTTTGTAATATAAGATATATTTATCAAGAAAACAACAAAAAAGATGGTGTTATTGTAAATATTGAATTTACTTTAGGATTGATCGAAATATCAGGAGATATTTCGGGAACAATTAAAAATGTATCATTAAAAAAAATAAAAAATAAATTATTTAGATACAAAATTAATATTCAAAACATTTGTGGGACAAATTCAGAGCTAATCAAGATGTCAAAATTAAATTATTATTTTGAAAATAGAGTGATGGATAATAAATATACAAATATTGTTTTTTCTGAGTCTTCAACTGACCCATTGTATGCATTTTATTTCTATGAAAATCCTTATGACCAAAATGGTGCTCTAAGTCCTGTTGATAATGAAACAATTCTAAATATACCTTATAAGAATAATTGGAATGGACAGCGTTATTTATTATCTACTTTTGATTCAATATCAAATAATTATACACCATTAAAACTTACAAATGTAAAAGAATTAAGTTATACCATTGATTTGTCAAATTCTACTTTTAATTCATCTGATAATTGTAATTTTAATTGTTATTTTGTTGCATCTACCTCATCAAGTAATCCAAATTCATCTCAACCACCTATTAATAATACTACATTTGTACCATCAGCAAATTATTATGATTCAGCAGGTGCAGATGGGGGGAGATATGGAATTGAATTTGATATTTTTGAAACAAATACAGGCAATACAGATAATTCTAAAATAAATTTTTATCAACATACAGGCCATTTTAATTCAAATTTATTAGACAATACAGGTTCAAATAATACTCAATGTATTGCGTTTAGTTCAAGTACACCATTTAATAGCCAGCCTATAGACCAAGGAAGTGGTTCACCAGACACAAATTTTAGAAATACATTTTCATCAGACAATAATAGTGTACAATTAAAAGTACAATTTCCAGATCCATCAAGTACAGATAGTGCTACAATTATTACATTAAATGATAAAGAAGTTTGGAATTCGACTTGGTTAATTGGTGGAACATGGGACCAATGGACTACAGCAACACAGCCATCACCACCTGAAGACAATCCTTATCCTTGTAGTGTATTAGGAACATTGGTGCCATTCCAAAATACAACAACAAAAACGGCAACTCCTAACCAAAATTTAACATTAGAAACGATCAATAATGCAAATAAAGAAGGTATGTATTTAATGATTGGTATGAATCCATACTATAATCCTCCAACTGATTCATATCAAGCAAATCATAATGGGTCATCAAGTTCAAATGGTAGTGGTGGAAATATTAATATTAAGAATTTTAGTTTTACTACTTATTAAATTATTTTTTATCAAATCAATAAATTATAAATATCATAGTATATATATGAATAAAAATAATATATTAATTATTTATCATCATAAAACAGGATGTGTATTATCAAAAAAACTCATCAATTTTTATGATAAAATATTGAATAAAAAAATATCTACAATTGTTAATTATCTTCAAGATGGTTATAAAAATATAGATAATAAAAGAATTATAAAAAATTTTGAAACAAAATATATATTGAATTCTAAATATAATATTTATTTTCAAGCAAGTCCATTTTATGCATATAATATTTTTAATAATTTAAATAAAATAGATAAAGTTGTTCATTTTATTCGTAATCCATATGAACAAGCAATTTCAAATTTTAATTACCATCTTCAAACACCCACACCTGAAAAATGGTTTTTAAATATAAGTAATAATTATGAAAATTGGTTCTCAAATATAACAATGATAAAATTATTATTTCATATTTTAGATATAAATGTAGGATTAATTGAAAAAGCAAAAATATATTTAAAAGAAAATTTTACACCAAATAAAAATTTATCTTATTATGAAAATATAAAATTATTAAGATTGACAGATGAAAGTAAAGCGTTAAAAATTGAAACCTTAAGATTTATTTTTTGTACAAAACATGTATTAAAGATGGCTTCTATTATTATTAATAATAAAAAAAATAATAATTTATTGTATGTAAATATGAATGATTTTAAAAAAGATAAAATTAATCATACAATAACACAATTATCTTCATTTTTATTTAGAGATGAATTAATTGATAATAAACGAATTATTAATTTTTATAATAAAGAACAAGAAAATAAAAATAGTAAACATATTAGTAATAAAACTCAACAAGAAAAAGATAATTTAAAAAATAGTTTATTTCAAAATAAAGTAATAAAAAGGATATTTAATAAAATAAATCGAATAATACAAAATAATACATAATTATAATAATTATTATAATTATACATAATATAATACTATATTATTTGTTTTAATTTAATCATTATTATATATTTTAAATATAATAAATGAAATTACAAATATTTAATAAGATTCCAGGTCATTATGAAATTATTGAATCAATCATTGTAAAACATAAAGAAATTATAGGTAATCATAAAATAAGTCAAATATATTTACAAGTACATGAAGCGGACCAAAGTTTTAAAAGATATATCAAAGAAAAATATCCAAATATAATATTTGATATGATATTTAATTTTGATTTTCATATTAATTGTTCTATATATCCAAAACATTATGAAATGATTAAAAATCTTGATAAAAATAAATTCTTTTTTATTAGTCATGATAAACATCCAAATCTTACATCATTAAATAATGTATTTTATTTAACACATAGTGCTGGTGGAAGTCATATAAGTGCAGATGTAATGGCTTATCAAGATAAAAAAAATATGAATAAAAAAATACCTATTTATATAATTCAGGGACATTTGGGTAAAGAACATAAACATCGACGTAATTTTAATTTGCTTATAAAAATATTAAAAGAAAAATATGAACATCCATTTAAGATAAAAGTCATTGGTAAAGGAGAATTAGATGAAAGTTTTAAGCCTTATTTAAAAAATATAGAACATATTAAAAATCGTGATTTTATTGGATATCATAAAGAATTTTTAGATTGTTATTGCATTTTACCATTAACATTAAAATCAACAAATCCTCAATATTATAATGGTAAATTAACATCAACTATTAATTATGCAAAAGGGTATAAATTAAAATGTATTATTGATAAAGATTTACAAGATATATATAAGCTATCTGATGTTGAAACTTATAGTAATGAAAATAATATTGTCAATGCATTTAAAAAAACGCTTCATGATTTTTATAAAAAAATGTAATAATAAAAAATAATTACACATATAATTTAATCTTTAATATAAAATTTATTATAAAGTTTCATTCTTTTTATTTTTTTTTCTTCTCCTTGCATGCAGTTAAAATGTATAATATAACATTTTTCTTCAATTTCTTGATGATTATCATAATAATGTTGACCATTTGGGTAATAATCTCGTTCTAATAAAACACAATTAAATTCATTCATATGTTCTCCAATATAATGATTAAAGAATTTTTGATCGGACGCACCTCCATTTCCTCCAAATTTTCTATACTCTTTTGATTCCATTTTTTTTTTATTAAAAAATTGAACAAGTTTTGGTGTTGACTTCATAGCAAAAAATCCAGTACAACAATTTATACCATTTGATTGAATAATAATATTATTTTGACGTAATCTTCTTTTAATATCCAATGTATAATCTTTATTGATTAATACATCTGTGTCTAAATATACAATATTTCTACCTTCTTTCATCAAACGATGAGCAATAAAATATCGATTATAAACAACATCAATCCATTCAAAACTACCATATGTATAAGTAAAATCTTTTTTTAGATTTGCCAAATATAACACTATTTCAATTGAAAAATCTTTTTCAATTGTTTGTGCTATTTCTTCATCTAATGCAAATAAAACAATTTTAACATTATTTTTTTGAGCACTTAATAAACAATTTTTAACAAGAGTAAGTCCACCAATATTACTTACAATATAAGAAACCAGATGATCATTATTTTCATCTAAAAAATCATCAATACAAGAATAAATCATATATTAGAAAAGATTAAAAAAAAAATAAAAAAACAAATTAACAGTTCTAACCTTGTCGATTATTTTTATGATGACCATGTATTTGATAATATTTATCAACATATTCAAAAGGTTTATCTTTTATTTTGGTATATCTATCGTTCATATTAGTAATACGATTAATACCATTTTGAATGCTTGTTTTTTCACGATTTTGAATCATAAATTCTTCAGGTAATACTTCTTTTAATTTAGTATAAACATTTTTAGATATTTTTTCTAAACTATTATCGTTTGTTTCTAAAAGTTCTTCATATTTTATAAACAAAGCATTTTCATAATGATAATAATCAGACCAATCATAATCACCTCTATCAGAAATTATAAAATATAAATTATATTTATTACCAAATCTTTCTAACCAATCATCTAATTCTTTATCATGTGATTTAATCACAATATTTTTTTCTAAAAAATCTTCTGAATAAGTATGTTTTCCCATAAAAGCCAATGATTCATAGGGTTGAAAATAAGCAACAAGAATATTAGATAATACTGTACTACCTGAACGTGCTGCAGCTGTTTGAATGATACGGATTGGTTTATTCATATTTTATAAAAATAGATTAAAAATTTAAAAAAAAAACTTATAAATTGTTTTTATTTTTATTAAAAAGTATTCAACATAATTATGACTAAATCATTTACGATTATGTGTATGTTTCCTGCTTTTCATTATGAATCAAATCTATATTCAAAAACAATAATGAAAAAATATAATTATATAGCACATGATAAAAAGGTAAAGAGTACTATTTATTTAATAGGTTCTTTTATCAATGAATCAGATTATAAATATATAAAAACAGAATTAAAAGATAAAATAAAAATATTATGGTTAAGTGAACCTATTATTCATCATTCTAAATATGTTTATCCACTAATACAAGATAATGAATTTAATATAATATATGGTTGTGTATCAAATAAATTATTAAATAATCATTATAAACTTCCTTTATATATTAATTATTACAAAGCATATGAACAAGAAAAATATTATAATGAAGATTTTTTTAAAAATATAAATAGTCAAAATAAAATAACATTCGAACAATTAAATAAAAAAGAATTTTGTACTCTTATTTGTCGTCACGATACATGGAATACAAGAAAACCGATTTATGAACAATTAAAAAAAATAGGTAAAATAATATGTCCATCTCAATTTGAAAACAATTATGATCATTCTACTTTTGAGAAAGTAGGAAAAAATAATTTTCTAAAAAAATTCATTTTTAATGTATGTCCAGAAAATTCAGAAGGTAATTATCCAGGATATATTACGGAAAAACTAATGGATTGTTGTTTATCTGGAGCAATACCTATATATTATGGTAAGTTAGATATTATTGATCAAAAAATATTTAATTTAAAAAGAATATTATTTTATATACCTTCAAATAAAGAATCTATTGAAAAAATAATTCAAAAAATAAAAAATGTAATGAATAATCAAAATGAATTAGTTGATTTTTATAATCAAGATATATTTTTAGAAAATGCTCATGTACAATTTGAGTTATTGATTGAACAATTTAGAAATAAAATTGATAATATTTAATCATTTATTACATTAAAATTAAAATCTTCATCAAAAATATTATGTTTCAAGTTATTTTTTTGATAAATAATCCATTTTGAAAAGCCTGAATTTTTAGAAGGAATAAAATATTTTGATTTTCCAATCATATATAGGTCAATAAGACTTGCTTGAACAATTTCTTTTTTATCATTGTGATGATAATGTATATTTTTACCATTACATTTAGGAACATCAAACAGTTTAAAAAAATGAAGATTTTTGAATGAAGATTGAAAAGTATGAAATGCTTGAGAATCATCGGTAGCAATAAAAACATTTTTTATATTATTTTCTTGAGATACTTTTTTTATTTTTTGAATAAAATCTTGAATATTATTTTTCATATCAGTATTACGAAAATGAACACTTATATATTCAGTATAAATATCTAATATAGGATGACATTTTTCATAAATATATTCAAGGATTGATTGATTTAATTTTAGATTATGAATAAAATCAGGACAATAACCAGCATAAACTCTTAATATTTTATTCTTCATGCCTTTTGTTTCTTGAATATATATATCTGAATTTGCTAAATAATATTTTCCTTCAATAAGTTTTGTTCCTCTATATTGAATATCATCAATATGTAGATTTTCAAAATATAATTCCTTTTTTATATTAGCATCTATTTCATCATAATTACATATATAATTTAAATCATCGTCGTAAATGTGAAAATAATCATTAAAATATTGTTTAAAAGCACCAGTATTAATCGTATCAATAATAAGAATTCTATTTTCTTTTTTGGCTAATTCTATTGCATTTTGAAGACCATTAAGCATATGAACTAAACCACCTGTACCTTTATAAATAAGATATTTCATTAAATTAAATAAATATAGTTTAAAAAAAAAAAAAATTAATTATTTTTATATACATTTCTGTAAAATTTCTTTTGTGCATATAAATGCTTTATAATCATCTAAAACTGGTATTATTTTACTTTTTATTAATATATGATTTGACTTTTTATTTTTTTTATCTTGTTTTTTATCTTTTTTTATATTTTTTTTTATATCTTGTTTTATATCTTGTTTTATATCTTGTTTTATATCTTGTTTTATATCTTGTATTAAATTTAATAAATTGTATTTATCGTGAAATTCATCAACTAATTCAAAATGAATAGTGTTAAAGTTTTCAATTTTATCTAAATGAATAAAAATACCATAATCAAATATATTTTTTTCAATAAATGTTTTATAAAATTCTAAAATAGAGTTTGAATGATTTATTTCAATTAAATAATAATATGACTCCATTTGTATATTTTTTAATTCTTCATCATTTGAATAAAATATAAATATAGGGTCTTTTACTTTATAAATACTATTCATAACTTCATCATAATTATAAAAATCGTGATTCAAATATTCAATATTATTTTCATGAATAAGACCATTTAATTGAACCACATCTTTTTCAATATATAAGTAATTATGTATAATATGAGGATTATTAAATAGTAAATATGAATTAAGTAGTAATAAGCCATTAAATGTATTATTATTGACTTCAATTTTTTGAATACTAATTTGTTTTAGTATATCTTGATTTTTATTAAAATGATCAATAAATTGACTTAATATAAAATTATTGGATAAATAATAATTAGTATCTAAAAATATATTAAAATCAAATATGTCAATGTATTTTTCAAATTTTATATTTTGGTATTCATTAAATTCAATAATATCAATATATTGAAATTGAAATATATTTTTAAATTGTTCTATTTTTTCTTTCAAATTTTTATCATCATTTTTATTTAATATAATAATTTTAAAATTTCTATAATTTTGATAAATAATAGTTAATAAAACATTAACAAGTGAGTCATAATAATTAATATAATGAACAATAAAATTAAAATGGTATTTTTTTTCTAATTGATAATTTGATTTTTTAAATTGAAAATTCTTTGGAAATTCAATAATAGATTGATTAAATAATATAGTATAATATTTATGTAGTTCAATGATTGATTTATTTTGATGAATATATGTAATAATTTTGTAATAAAAATTTTTAAATTGATTACTTTCTAAGAGTTGTTTTTTATTAGGAATATTTATTTCATTATTGAGATTAAAATCAAGTTTAAATTTAGAAAAATCATTTAAATGTTCAATAAATAATTTAAAACATTCTATATTAGAAAGATCATGATTATTTTTTTTTTTAAAATTTGTCCAATCAATAAATTCATATATGTAATAATAAAAACTATTTGTAAATAATTTATTAGGATTTTCATTATTTAAAAAATGATAATAATTAATAGAAGCATTATCTTCAATTACATCATATATTAAATTATAGAAACTGTTGATAAATAATTCTTTTTTATATTTATTAGGTGGATATTGGATTGATTTATTTAAATATATTTTATTTTTTATAAAGTGTTTAAATGCTTCATTATTTGTTAATTTTTCATTTATAAAATTTTGTTTTTTATAAGAAGTCCAACATGAATTTATTAAAAGCAAATAATGTTCTTTTTGAAATGGTAAATAATTTTTTATCCCATAAGTAATAAAATGATTTAAACATGATTCTTTATTATTTTCAATTTCATAATCTTCTGAATTCATCAAATAATAGTATTTTTCGTTAAATAAATAAAAAAAATGAGTATTATCTATATTTTCATGACATTTAATATTTTCATCTATAAAATCATGATTTGAATTGATATTTAATTTTATAAGTTCAAATAATTCATCATTATTATTATTTATATTTAATAAAGGATTAATATGTATAATTGATGATTCATCTAAAATAAGAGATTCATTCATATTTACTTCTTTTTCTTGAAAGTGTTCTACATTTTTTTGGTAAGTGTCATTTATAATTGATTTATCAGTTACAACATCATTGTTATTTTCTAAATCATTTGTTGTTTTTATTTTTTTTAAAACACGTCCTTCTTCTTCTCCGCAAGAAATATAATGAATAAAAGCATCATTTTTATTATTAATATTAGCATTTCTCAGGTCTAAATTATGAGTTAAATAATCATCCCAATTATAATTTTTATATAAATCTTCATGATAAAGACTATATGCAAAATCTTTTTTATTTAAGTTCTTATTAACATATTTTATAAGTTCTGCTTTAGATTTGTCTTTCATATGAGGATAATATTCTTGCATAAAAGTTAAACTGGGTGTTTTTTTTAGCAAATCAATTTCAAGATTTTTAAGTTCATTCGAAATATCTTTTTTTTCTCTATTGATATTTGAATAAATTTCTCTTTTTTCTTTAATACCATGTTCATTATAGTGTTTAAAAGCTAATTTTTCATTATTAATTTTATTTTTAACTAAATCATTATTTATATTTAGATATTTGATCCAATTATGTTGATAATAAAGTGAACTATGAAATTTACTAAAATAGCGATTTTCGTTTTTACCTGTTTGTTCAAAATGAAGTTTTATTTTTTCATAATTGAATTCAAATTTTTGAGCAATATCTTCATTCATAGAAATATAAAAATCTAAATCAAGTTCATTTTTTAAATCCATAATTTATAAAATAATTTAAATTAAATAATTATCCAAATTTATAAATCTTTCTTTATAAAATAAATCATTGCGCTTTTTATTTATTCCTTCTTTACGTACTTCAGGAATACATAAATGTTCTTTAAGAATATAGAAAGTTAAGTTATTTTCAATATATGATTTATCATATTTATAATTAATTATATTGAATGAAATATCTAAATTTAGGTTATGATTTATGAAATAATCAATTCCTAAATTTAAAAAATATTCTCTAAATTTTCTCGAACAAATATAAGAATAAGCACCATAAATACCATCTTTAATTAAAATATTATTAGGTAAAAAAGTAACTGAAAATTTTGATTTACATTTCATATTTTTTTGAATATCTAAAGAAGTCGAATTATATCCTAAATAGATAAAATCTTTATTTTTTAAATCATCATTTGTCAATGAATAATAAGTTGAAAATTGCTTATGAAAATAAACATCGTCTTCACAAATAAATACATGATCTAAATCTTTATTTTTATTTATTTGTTTATATAGTTCTAAAGTAGAATAAATAATACCTAATGCTCCAATATTATTGATATGTTTTTTTTGAACAGTTAATACTTCTTTTGGTATTTTACCATTTTCATATTTATCAATATATTCGGTATATTTGTATTGAATGTTTTTATTTTCATATCCATTAATTGCTTCAAAAAATTCATAATTTTTAATATTTAAATAATCAAGTTGATTTATTATATTTTTTTTATTATCTGTTTGTTCTTTTATATTTATAATAAATAGTTTTGGTAAAAAAATAGTGAGTGGTTTTAAATTTTTTACATAATTTTCGATCGTTTTTCTTTGTTTTGAATTATAATCGTTATAATACGAATTACTATAGTTCATTGAATTATTCTTATTGTAAATACATAATGCTTTTTTAATATGACAAACTTTTTCTTTAGCAAGCTCAGAAACAGCATACATTTCAGTTAAATCAGTGCATCGATCAAGCCAATCATTTTTATATTGAAAATAAGAAAGTGGTATTTTTTTAAATAACCAAGCAAATCCTGTTTTAACATGTGTAAAATGCCATCCTTTATGTTTTCTATATTCTCCTTTTTCTTTTATATTTTTCGGATATTCACATCCTAATACAATATTATCAATTTTATCTTGATAAAATACTTTATAACCACTATATAAAATTAAATAATCATGATTATAATATGTATCATGAAAAATATTAAGTGCATCAGATTGACTTAACCAATCATCACCGTCTAAAATAACAACAATATCTTCATCAGGAATTATATGATAATTTTGATATTTACAATATGATTGTTTCATATTTTTTTTATTTAATGTATAATGAACTTTATCTTGTATATCATAATCATTAACAATTTTATGAAAATATTCATCCGTTTTATCAGAGGAAGCATCATTTGAATAATAAATTTTCCAATTTTTATAGTTTTGATAAATAATAGACAAAAGATTATTTTTAATATTTTTTTCATTATTAAAGGATGATACAACAAAACTAAAATGATAATGATTATTTAGAGATACACTATTATTAAATTCAAAAAATAATGGTATTTCTAATAATTGAATGGGGAAATGAACTATTTCTATTATTTTTTTTTGAAAATCAAATATATTTTTAATAAATTGATAATCATTATGAATAATATTTTTTTTAATAAACGTTTGTAGAAGTTTCGTATCTAAAAATAATAAAGAAATATCTTTTATAGATAAAATTTTTTGTATTTGAATAGTAAGAATTAATTTTATTTCAAGATATTCATAATTATGTAAATAATAAGTAAAGAAAGATTTACTATTTTTAAGTTCATATTTTTTGAGGATATCTTTATTTTCCTCAAAAATAGTATCCCAATCAAAAAAATGATAAATTAGATAATGTTCATATGAATAAGGTAATTTTACTTTTGATTTTAAATAATTTTTCTTACAATCATCAAAATTATCAAGTTTTAAATTATTAAATTGATTATAAAATTCTTGATAAAAATTTTTTTCAGTAAAAATATTTTTAATTTGATGATTTTTATTTTTACCATATTTATAATAATAAATAAATGCATTTTTAATTGTCATATTAAGTTTATAATCATTTATATATTGGTTCCAATTATAATTTAAAAAAAGTAAATATTGAGAATGACTATAAAAACGGTCTTCTTTTATTCCATTTTCTTTAAAATGTTCATATGCTTCTTGATAAGTTAAAATATTATTTTTAGAAAGGTCTTCATTCATAAATAAATAGAATTCCCAATGAAAATCCTCTAATTTTATTTTATTGTCATTAATTTTATAAATATTTCTATTTTCATTAATCCCGTTATTAATATAATGAATAAATGCTTGTTTTTTAGTAAGATGAATAAGATCTATATAATCAAATGAGTATTTATCCCAATCATAATTATAATAAAGATTACTATGTTTAATACTGTGGAGTTTATTTTGTTTTGAACCAATTTTTTTAAAATGTTCAGTAGCTTCTTTTTTATTCTTTAAATTTAATTCATTATGAAATTCTATATAAAATGTAGCGTCAAAAAGATCCCAATTAAAGTGTTCAATAATTATTTTATCAATAGGAAATATTTTTCTATCTTCATTAATTCCATAATTCATATAATGTTTATAAGCACTCCATGCATTTTTATGGTCATTATGTAGATCTTGATAAAAATTTAAATAATGTTGCCAGTTATAATGATAATAATAATGTGAATGTATTTTACTATAAAAACGATTTTGTTTAGCACCTATTTTTTGATAATGTTCAAATGCTTTTTTTTGAGTATTTATTTTTTTTAATTTTAAGTCAGGATAAATGTCTAAATAAAATAAGTAATCAAAATTATTTATATTTACCATGTTTAGAAGAAATATAAAAGAATTATAAATTAAATTAAATTAAATTAAATTAAATTAAATTAAATTAAAATAAAATAAATTCGATTAAAATAAAATAAAATAAATTCGATTAAAATAAAATAAAATAAAATAAATTCGATTAAAATAAAATAAAATTATATTTTTTGTATTTAATGAAAGTAGCATTAATTACCGGTATAACTGGTCAAGATGGTTCTTACTTAACAGAATTATTACTTGCAAAAGAATATATAGTTTATGGTATTGTACGTAGAAGTTCTTCAATCAATACTGACCGCATTGACCATTTATTTCATCATGAAAAATTACTTTTAAGATATGGTGATTTAACAGACAGTTCTGGTTTATTAGGTATACTTCATGAGGTTAAGGATAAAAATCCAGAAATGAAAAGATTAGAAATATATAATTTAGGTGCAATGAGTCATGTAAAAGTCTCTTTTGATGTTCCTGAATATACAGCAGATGCAGATGGATTGGGTACATTGCGTTTACTCAATGCAATTCGTAGTTGCGGATTACAACAAATAACACGTTTTTATCAAGCATCCACAAGTGAGATGTTTGGAAAAGTACAAGAAGTTCCTCAAAAAGAAACAACCCCTTTTTACCCTCGTTCTCCTTATGGGGTTGCCAAGCTTTATAGTCATTGGATTACAAAAAACTATCGTGAATCATATGATATGTTTGCGTGTTCAGGGATTTTATTCAACCATGAGAGCAAGAGACGTGGTCCAACATTTGTGACAAGAAAAATAACAATAGCTATTGGTAATATATTAAAAGGAAAACAAGAAGATTTAGTTTTGGGTAATTTAGATTCAAAACGTGATTGGGGTCATGCAAAAGATTATGTATATGGAATGTATTTGATGCTTCAGCAGGAAAAGCCAGATGATTATGTATTATCAACAAATAGTTTTTACAGTGTACGTGAGTTTGTAGAAAGGGCATTTGGATTAAAGGGGTTTAAGATTAAGTGGGAAGGAAGTGGAGTAAATGAAGTAGGTATAGATGAAAATACAGGAAAAACATTAATTAGAGTAAGTGAAAGATATTTCCGCCCTGCAGAAGTAGAAGAACTATTGGGGGATTCTACAAAGGCAAGAAATGAATTAAAATGGGAACCAAAATATAGTTTTGATACATTAGTAGAAGAGATGGTTGAAGAAGATTGTAAATAATCTAACTAAATATTAAGGATGAAGATTCATTTAAGTAATATATATTATTATTTCAATAAAAATATATATTTGTCCCATATATTGTCAAAAAAAATAATAAAAAGATTAAAAAATATATTAAATACAAATAATCTATATATTGTCAATGAAAATAAAATAATAAAAAAGTTATATAAAATATTTAAAAAAAATATAAATAATTATTCAAGTACATTATTAAATAATGAATTGATTGTAAATAGAATAGTAATTCAATTGACAGAGCATCTAAAATCAAATATGTTTAATTTTCATGATAAAGATTATAGTTTTATACCATTAAGAGTTATTCGTAATAATCAATTGGATAATGAAATAATAAAAGAAGTAATATCTTATTTTGAAAAGAATAAAAAACTACAAATTAGTAATATTACCTATTTCACAAGTTATTTTTTAGATTTCAATATTCAAATATTATTAAATAAATTGGAAATAGATGTATTTTTAAATGAAATTTGTAATAAACAAACAAATAATATATAATTATTAATTATGTCTAAAGAAATTTTAATAATATCATGTAAATTTGGGTTTTATTTATCGAGTGCATTAAAATATATTTTAGAAAAACAAAAATACAATGTTCAAATAAAAGAAGAAGTAGATTTGAACAGTTCAAATTTACATATTATATTATTTTCACAGAAAGTAAGTGTTTATCCCAAACATTATATAATTTATCAATTGGAACAAAAGGACATATCAAATTGGATCAATAAAAAATATGAATTGTCATTATTATTTAGCCATCGTTGTTGGGATTATTCAGATGCAAATATTAAAAAATTTCATCATTTAATACAAAAAAAGATGGACTTAGTACAAATTCCAGTTGTTCCATTTGAATATATGTATGAAAACCAAGAAGTTAAACTTGAACCATTTGATATATTATTTTACGGAACAATGAATCAACCTCGAAAAATAATATTGGATTACATAAAAAATAAATTAGGTAAAAAATATAAAATAAAAGTAATTAATACTATTTTTGGTTTGAATTTATTTAAATTCATACAAGCATGTAAAGTAGTAATTAATATTCATTATTATGAAAATGCTTTATTGGAGGCCTATCGAATTAGTGAAGTCCAAAGTTGTAAAAAATTAGTGATTAGTTTTTTACCAAATCAAGAGGATGTTAATAATTTTCATTATTATAAAAATAGCATTGTTTACGTAAATTCAATTGATAATATGATTGGATCAATTATTTATTATTTAGAAAATAATAATAAATATGAAGAAAAGATAAAAAATATTCAATTTATTGAAAATACTGAATTTATAGAAGAATTACTCTAAGAAATCTAATATGTCTTTTGTAATTTTTTCGAAATAATCAACATTCTCCTTAAAATCATTTGTACAATCAACTATTTTTTTTGAACAAGTAATTAAATCATACATTTTATCATGGTATATATGACAATTTTGTATATAATCAAATGGTATTGAACTTTCTCCAGTACGATTTCTTTCATGAATACGCTGAAAACTAACATTTGGGTCTGTTTTTAAGTAAATAACTTTATGTAATGGAGCTAAATCACTAAAACTATGAAACCAATTGTTATAAATTTGATATTCTACTGATTCCATTTTTTTATCGTCATAAAGCATTTGAGCAAATACATATTTATCAGTGTATAAAGAACGTTCACTAATAATAATTTTTCCAGGATTTTTTTCTATTGTTTTTCTTAATATATTTAATCGACTAATATAAGCCATCATTTGAAAAGCAAAACTATATTTTTTTTGGTCATTATAAAATTTTGTTAATATTGTATTACCTTCATCGTCTTTTATTTTTTCCCATTCTTCAACAGGTTCTGGTAGAAAAATAATATTTTCATTTTTTGAATAATTTGTTTTTAAATAGTTTATAATGGTTGATTTACCAGAACCTATATTTCCTTCTATAGACAGAATTGTTGCCATCTTATATATATATAATAATTAATTCTTATATGTTTTTACCGAACATTATTAAAAAATAGTTACTTTAAATCATTTTTTTTATATTTTAAAAAAAATATTAAAACCAGTTTGTTTTAACTTTTAGTAATTTTTCAAGTTTTTGGACATCACTTTTATAGAAGTCAATTAATTTTTTATAGAGTTCCGGGTTAATATCTTTTTTCTTTTGATTATTTTTATATGTACCTTCTAATTTTTTTTCATAATTAGTATGAATTGTTTTAACGCCTAAAAAGTCATACATTTTTTCATATACCTTTTTAGGATCTTTTTCAAGATCTTCTAAGAACATTATACATAGATTTTGCATAGGAAAGTATTCAGTTAATTTTTTAATTTGTTTATAATACAAACCTTTTTGTAAAATATGACTATAACCGACATATGGATTAAGTGGTTCATGAAGTCGATTTTCTAATTCATCTGTCACCAATTCTTGGAATGTTTTACGATTATTATCTTTTATATACGTTTCATTTCTTACTTGAAATAAATGCCATGCACTATAAGCTCTATCGATAGGATTTCGTAAAAATAATATCATTTTTACGCATGGATTTATGCTTTGAATATATGGGTATAAGTAGTCAAGATATATAATATTTGGATTTTTTTCACCTACAAGTTTATACTTATAATCAAAAAAAGATTTATACCATTTTTCTCCTTTATTCCAATGAAAGTCATAATAGTGCATTTCTCTACCTGGATGATGCTCAGGTTTTGCTAAATATACATCAGGATGTTTAGATAAATTACTAAGTGCAGATGTAGTTCCTGCTTTTTCTACTCCAATGATCATAAAGTCTACCACTCTATATTTATTATAAAAAATATAAAGTTTATTATCTATTTTTGTATAAACACTAAATTTATTTTTTTGAATAAAAACAATTTTAAAATTATTGGATTCTAAATACTTAGAATATTGATGAGGTATAACAAGAGTACCATTCATTAAAGTACTATTCCACGCTTTTTGAATAAATTCTTCTTTATTTTCATTAAATTCTTTATCATTTTGTGGATCTACATAGATAATAGATTTATAAAAGGGTGGATTATATATTTTTGCAAAATAAACATTTAAAATGGAACCACAGTAATAAATAAGGTTTTTGATAGGGAATAATTTCTTGTATTTAGAATCATTATAAATTAAAATAGATTTATTCATAAATTAAGTAATATAAAAATATAAAAAAATAGAATAAAATAGAATGATTAAATATTTTACAATTTATGGTGAACGTTGTACAGGAACTAATTTCTTAGAACAAGCAATTGTAGAGAATTTTGAATTAGAACTTATATGGCATTATCATTATAAACATTTTTTTGGATTTTATGATTTTTCAAAGAAGAATCCAATTATTCAAGATGACAATGAAGTGTTATTTTTAGCTTTAGTAAGAGACCCAGTATATTGGATAAATAGTTTATACCAAAAAAAACATCATATACCAGAACAAAATACAAATAACATAAAGTCATTTATAAATAATGAATTTTATAGTGTAAATGAAGAAAATCAAGAAATTATGGAAGATCGACATTTAAAAACAAAAAAAAGATATAAAAATATATTTGAATTGCGAAATATAAAAAATAATTATTTAATTCATGAACTGCAAGAAAAAGTAAAGAATTATTTATTAATACGATATGAAGATTTAAATAATTATTATGAGACGGTCATGATGTTCTTAGAAAAAAAATTTCAATTAAAAAGAAAACATAAAGATTGGGTAAAAATAAATAGTTATAAAGGCCAAAAAAATAAATTATTTATACAAAATCAAGTACAAATACCAATAGACATTATAAAAAAAATTAAATTAAGAATAAATCAAGAACAAGAAAAATCAATTGGTTATTTATAAATAGAAATACCCGTCCAAACCGAAATGTATAAATATGGCACATTAAAGATGTCATACCACCCAGATCATTACCTCTGAACATTCGAGTTAAAATTTTTCTTTTAAATATTCGATAAAAAGATGAAGAATATTCCATTTACTAATATCACCTTTGAAATTTGATGATTCAAATATGCTATCCATACTTGTAACATTCGAAACATCCCATGCACTAATATCACCTTGGAATTTTGATGATTTGAACATGCATTCCATATTTGTAACATTCGAAACATCCCATGCACTAATATTACCTTGGAATTTCGACTTCCAGAACATGTGTGACATATTCGTCACAGATGAGACATCCCAATTACTAATATCACCGTTGAATCCCGATCCCCAGAACATCCATGCCATACTCTTCACAGAAGATACATCCCAATTACTAATATCAACTACTAAATTCCAATAACCGAACAATCCGTTCATATTAGTAACTCTTGATGTGTCCCACTTAGAAATATGACCGTAATCTTCTTCTGCTCGTTTAGGGTCAGACTCCCACATTCTGACAGCTGGTCGAATATTCTTATCTGTTCTAATGAGTTTTACACGCTTACGAATGATTTTTTCAAGCTCACGAATGAGTTTTTCACGCTCACGAATGAGTTTTACACGCTTACGAATGATTTTTTCAAGCTCACGAATGAGTTTTTCACGATCGCGAATGAGTTTTTCACGCTCGCGCTTACGCTGTCTACGTTCTATACTTTTGCGACTCATTAAATAGAATAAGAGATCTAATAAATTTATAAAAGTAAGCTTCGATTTTTTTTTTTGTAAGTATTTTTAAGAATAAACATTATGATTATTTATTTACAGAAAAGTAGTCAATGTATCTTTATTTTTCGAAAATAATTATCATTCGATTTTTTGTTTATATGTAGTCTTATTTATTAATATCCATTATTGTCGTCTTTTTTATTTTGAAGCAATACTTGATTGTAAAGATTAATTGCGTGTTCTTTTTTTTTATCAAAAATATCTGTTATAAATTCTTGAACTTTATCTTGAATATTTTCATTATTTTTAAAATCTGAATATTTATTATCGATATTTAATTTTTGATCTTCAAAAATTTTATTCATTAAAACAAATTCATCATCATTAACTGATTCATGGTAGAAGTCATTGAGATGTTTATTTAATTTCTGCATAGATTGTTCAATAATATCTTTTATATTCATTGTAATAAATTTATCTGCATTATTTTTATAAACAAGACCAGTATTTGTGTCTTTTTCAATAAGTACATTTAAGTTATTTTCATTTTCTAAAATTGTTTTTAGAAGATTTGAGTACATAATTTTAGAGAGTAAAATAGAATGTTTCGTAAATTTAGTAATTTTACTAACATCCCATTCATTATCAAATGGTTCTAAATTAAAATTAACAAAAAGGTTTTTGTTATAATTATTATGAATCGTATTATAATTATTAGTTGTATTATTAACCACATTTTCTTCAAAAGTTAAAGAAAGTTTAGAAGATGAACATTTTTGTTGATGACGATGAAGATTATATTTACGGCTAAAGATACGAGAACAAATATTACATGAAAAATTATTTTTATTTTTAGCATCATTTTTTTCATTTTGAATAATATCAATATGATTTATATTTTTTAAAAGTTCTTTTTGCTGGTCATTCATTTCTTGATTATTCATTTCTTTTATTATATTTTTTTTTATTATATTTTTTTTTATCTCATTTTGATTTTGATGTTTTTTCAAAGAAAGTTTAAATATTTCATCATCACTATAATTATATGAACTAATATTTCTGGAACATTTATTTTTACGTTTAAGGTGTCTTAATATTTCAACTTTTTGAGTCACTATATGACCACATCGAATACATTTATAATAACCCATAATGTGTATTAGATTTATTTTTTTAAATATGAGTAATATGAGTAAAAAAATATTTTTTATTTACAATCAATAATATATATATATATTATATTATATATGTTGTTTTTTCCTTTAAAATATATATTTAATAAAATAAAATGAAAATATACATATGAATTTACTCAAAATGAGTAAATTGATAAATGAGTTAAAAAATAGTATTTTACTCAAAATGAGTAATATAATAAATGAAAAAAAAAACAATAAAAATAAATTCATAAATGAAAAAAACACTACACGTAAATAGCTTTTTTTATAAAAAATATTTTTTCGGATAAAACGATATACATAAATGGGATTTTCAGATTTAGCATAAAAACAATACACATGAATTTTAATAAATTAAAAATATAAGGATATTAAATTTGTGCTAAAAACTCCCCAAAGTTTTTGGTTTTAAAAACTTGAAAAAGGTAAAATAGAACACGGTATTTGCAGTGCGCCAGTTTTTTAAAAAAAAAAAAAAAAAATCATTTTCGAACAAAACTGGCGTACTGCAAAGGGATTTTCGGATTTTTTTTTTGCAAAATACACGGTATTGAGAAATTCCCAGAAAGAGGTCCAAAAACTGGCGTACTGCAATAACCGTGTTCTATTTTTGAAACGATTTATGTGTAATATGGCTTTAAAACAATACACGTCATGTGTTTCAAAAAATCATTATTTTCAAATTTTTTTTCGAACAAAACTGGCGCACTGCAAGGGGATTTTCGGATTTTTTTTTTGCAAAATACACGTGAATGGGAATTTCCCAGAAAGAGGTCCAAAAACTGGCGCACTGCAATAACCGTGTTCGAAAAGTGCTTTTTTTCTTATAAAACACAATACCGTGTTCTAAAAATACTAAAAATAAGATAAAAAAAGTAAAATTTCCTGTCAAAAAAAAAAAGTAGTAATGAGTAATTTACTCATTTCCGTTTTTTTGCACCTTTTGCATTTTTGACACTACTGAATACAGTAATAAAATAATATAAAAACCTTAAAATCAATACTACTGAGTAGGTATAACATTTTTCCTGTATTTTTAAGTAATTTATATGAAAAAAAAAAAAAAAGTTGTGCAAGTTTAGCGCCAGAAAAATAAAAAAAAAAACGAGCGATTTTGATTTTCTTCGGATAAACTTTTTTTGCACTATTTTTTTTTGCACTTTTTTTTACTTAAATTTACAGGAAACTTTTTATACCTATTCAGTAATAGAGACATTTAATCTATAATTTTAACTATACCTATTTAGTGGTAAATATTTTACTCATTTTATGGTAAAAATAATGCAAATTGAGGAATTTTTTTTCAAGTAAAAATAAGCATCTTTTTTTAAAAAGCTGTTTTTTTTTTCGTGTTTTATCAAACCCTTTTTTTTGCCATTTTACTCATTTGCAAAGTAATTTTTTTGCTCATCAATAGGTGTTTTTTTTAGTATATTTTATGATGTTTTTTTTCGTTAAAAAAAAACAGTATTTTATAAGAAAAAAATAACATATAAAAAAATAAAATAAAAAAAATTATCAAAAAAAATAATTTGGAATTTGAAAAATACGTTTTTCAGGTACTTTCCAAAAACGAGCGATTTGGGGGAGTTTTTAGCCAAACTTTTTTTACTTAAAAATGATGTAAAAATGGTCTCAAATGATAAAAAAATGAAAAAAATAAAAATAATAAAAAGAATAAAAAAGTAAAAATGAGTAAATAAAAAAAGTAAAAATGAGTAAATAAAAAAAGTAAAATGAGTAAATAAAAATATAGATTTTATAAATTTTATAAATTTTATAAATTTTATAAAAATATTTATAAATCATATAAAAGACAGAAAAAAGAACAAATAAATAATAAAAAATAATATTTTTTATTAATAAAAAATATAGTTATATATAATACCATATTCATATAAGATCCAATGTTAATAAATATCATAAAAAAGTTTTGTTTGTTTATATAAATGAAGTAATTTAGAAAATGATGATTTTGTATGACCAATAACTTCACATGAAGAAAGACCAATTAAAAAATCAATAAATGCTTTTTCTTCAAACGTTAAATAATTTAATTTATTTTGTATGATATAGTCATCTTTAAATAGTATATTTTTATAATCATAAACATTATTTGTAAGATACAATGTATTTGAGAGTGATTTCAGATTGGATGTAGCAATATAAATTTTCAGATTTTTATTTTTAAATTTTTGGTGTAGAATAAGAGAGTCAATGCTTCGAACATGATGAATATTAAAAAAATGAGTAAAGTCGTTTTCATATCGATAATGAATATAATTATAATGACTTGGAAGGATTTCTTTTTTAAAGTGTAAATAAATAGAAAATAAATGAGGAGCAGGTTTAATTCGATTATAAAATTTATTTTTATGAATTGAAAAATCACAAATAGGAAACATTTGTGTAATTATGAAATACTGAAACTTCTTATTTTCTTGTATATGAATATGTTTTTGTAATTCATCTTCATTTTTTACAAATGAAAAAATACGTAATCCTTCTTTATTGTATGTATTTGTATCATTTATATTCATTTCAATATTTTGAAATTTTACATAATTTGGAAATTTTAAAAAAGGTTGTATATCAAATAGTTTTTCAAATTTTTGAGGATAAAATGTTTTTAAATCTTCTTTTCGAAAACAACAATTTCTAAAAGTAAAAGAATAATTGTATTTTAAAGCAAAATGAATGGAACATTGAATATCTAATATTTGATTGCAAAGACCATTCCATGTATCGAAAATTAATATCATTTCTTATTACTAATAGAATAAAAAAAAATAATATAAAAAATTATTTTAGATGAAAATATAAATGAATCAATCATTTATTGATTTGACAAATAAATGATTGATTCATTTAACAAAAAATATACAATATAACTAAAATGCTAACAAACAAATTATGTCTGAATAAGAGAATGAAAATAAAAGATGGAAGAATGATTTTTTAAAGAAAATTTCATTATATGATTTTTAAGATATTCTTTATTAAGAGAGTCTTGATTTTTTTCTTTATTATTATGAATATTATATAACTTTTCATGTAAATAAATAATATTTTTAAAATTTAATGTAAAACGAGGAAAAATAAGTTGATCTGGATCAAATATATGATTAATAATATTAATTCGAAGATTTTCTTTTTCTCAAAGACATCAATCAATGATTGATTACAAAATTTAGGAATTGCATAACTATAAGAAATGATCTTATTTTTTTTAATGTTAGGATGACTTAAAAAACACATGTTGAATTTGAATGATATTGAATAGTATGTATTATTTTATAATAATCAAATAATTTACTTTCTTTTGAAAATTGTATAATATCATTTTTTAATGAACAAAAATCAAGTATATTTTGTAATGTTTTATTTATTTTTAAAGATTCAAAAGAACATGTTAAAATATATTATATGCATAAATATTGTAATAAATGAAATTCGTTCATAATATATAAATATATAATTTTGAGTATAAATGAAAATGAATTATTACTTGATAATAATTTTATAAATAGAAATATATTATGTTATATTTTCTGTGAAATAAATTAAAAATAAGAATCTATATCAATTGTAGAAACTTTTAGTTTATGAAATTCTTCTTTTTCTTTTGTTAATAATTCTAATTCAGCATAATATTCCTTTTTCATCATATCGATTTTTTGTTTAATTAGTGAAAATCTAAGTTTATCTTCTTCAAACTTTGTTTTTTGTTCTTCAAATATAATAAACATTTGTTCTAATTCATGATAATAATCATGATTATCTTCAAGTTTTTTTTTTAGTTTTTCAACTTCTTTTTTTTCTTTATTTAGTTCTTCCAACTTTTCATCGTGTTTTTTTTGTTGTTGTGACGAAAGTATTTCAAAATCAGCACCAGGGTTTTCAATAAAGTGTTCAGGATATTTTTGATAAAATGCATAAAAATTATGAAAATCACCACCATAACTATTTTGAAAAAATGTTGTATTTGCATATTTAAGTGTAAATAAAACATTATGTGGAAAAGGATTTTGATAAAAATGATATTGGTTTTCATTATTATGAAGACCAGAATTTCTTTCTTGTAAAATACAAAAGGGTGTAAAGATATAATAAAGCGTTTCATTATTTCCATTATGACCAGGAGGAAGTCTAACACATCTAATAATGAAATAATTGGATGATTTTATTTTATGTAGAACAATGATATAATTTTCACACATTTTTTTATAGTCATCATTAGAATGACGTTGGTTCATTTGTGTTGTAAAATAAAAAATAGCACTTTTAATCTTTTCTTCATAAAATTTGTCAGGTTTAATATCATATAACGTATCATGATATTGAGTAGGTGATCTATAAAAATCTTTTAATTTTGCGTCAATTGACGTTTCTACAGAAATTTTTAATTTCGTAATAAAAGAATTCATACTTGATTCAATAATTGTATCCATATCTAATTGTAATTTTTCTTTATCATTTGTAATAATTTCAGATACATACTTGCTATTTGATATATTTTCCATAATTGAAATAATAATATACAAATAGATAATAAAAAAATCATTTTTTTTTATTATTTTAATATAAATATAATAGATGAAGAAAAAGGTAATTATGGTAATATCTTTACCAAGAAGTGGTACAAATCATTTTTTCGATAAGATTCAAAAAATAGAAACAACAAACGTTATTTCTTATTATGAATTATTTAATGATTCATTTTATGGAAAATCTCAATGTTGGGATAATTTTTATGATAAATATCAATGTAAAAACAAAGTTGAGGTATTCAAAAAAATTATAAATAATGGGAATGGGTTACATGAACGATTGATACAAGAATGTATAAATCATGAAAATAGAATAAATGTTATCAAAATATTTCCAAATCAGATAACAAAAAAAGAATTTATACAAATGATTACCATACAAGAATATGATATAAATTTTTTATTTTTATTGAGGGACATAAAAGAAGTTCATCAATCTTATTATCATGCATTAACAAAAAATGATTGGACAAGATGTAGAAAAGAAAAATTACAACAATATGATTTAATTACAATGTTAGAAAACAATCATTTTCGACACATATATGAAAATAAAATATTTGAATGTTATTTACATGATATGTTACAAATTATAATAAATTATAAAAAAAAATATAAACTACTAAATTTCAAAAAATACAAAGATTATCAGATAGACGATTTGGAAAAAATAATAAATGTATAATATTATACAAAATTAACTTTTATTTTTTCTAAATAATCATGTATGGTAGTTTTATATTTTTTTTTGAATTGTTCAAATTGATAGTTATTCATATTATTTGGTACAGGAAATAGGTATGGATATTTTTTTATATCTTGTTTTATTAATAAATCAACTTTTATTTGTGTTGTTGAAATATTAATTTGTGTAGTTTTTATTATTTTATAATCTAAATTATTCAACCCATTTTTTTTCCAATAAGTTGGTTCAAGTAACACTTTTTCATAACCTGTTGTTTCAGCAATATTTTTAGGTTGTTTTGTTTTTGCTATTAATTCCACTGGTTTGTAATTCAATGTCATTTCAGTATCAACTACTTGACCAATCTTTGGATATTGAATATTATTTATGCCACTTAAATGAACTCTTAATAATAAACTTCTATCTTCATATCCCCAACCATGATAATTAATAGAATACCCATTTATTTTTTTAAAGTCTTTTTCGGAGAAAATATTTGTTCCTCCAAAAAATTTATCTAGTTCATTATTCTTTCTATATCGTGTACCATTATATGCAAGACACATAGGATATTTAGGTTTTTGAACACAATAAGGAAGTAAGTCATAATCAAAAAGATGATCAATATCGGTAAATAAAAATGCATCATATTTATCTTTTTTAGAGCTAATTTCGAAACCAATATTTTTGAGTTTTGCAATGCAGAATTTTTCACCATCTTGACTTTGTTCAATAATATAAATATGATAATTACAATATTTTGGTAATACTCGATTCATATATTGAATAAATAATTTACGTTGACTTTCACGATTTGTTTCTTTTTGAGGTCTAAATAAAGAGATTACAGCAATATTTTTCTTTGTTTTTTTAATATTAAGTGGATTTTTTAGATTTCTATTTAAATAGATTTGAGTCAAAGTAGTCTGCATATAATCAAATAGACCATTTTTCGTCAAATACTTTTGATAAAAATGATAACTATTTTCTGCTATTTTTTTACATTTTTTATCATTTTTAATACACCATTTTGTTATATCAAGTAAATCAGATAAATCATTTTTGACGGGTATAAAATGTTCATATGGTACTAATAAATGCGTAAACCATAATTTATGTTCACTATTTACAATCAAAATTACAGAATGCATACGAAATTCACTTGCTAAACGAAAAGCACCAACATACCCAGGAATATGTAAAATATATTTATACTCACTTTGTTGTTGTCGTGTTAAAGGTTGAACTACATCAAAATGAAATTTATTTTTGTCAATAATTTTCATTTCTTCGCCTTTATATTTTTTCATACGTTCCTTCCAAGAAGTAATACCAACATCTAATATTTTTGGGTATTCATATCCTAATTGTGCGGCTTTTAGACGTTGATTACTATCAATGGTAGAGCCGCATTGTGTAGCAGAACCTCTAAAAACAACCATTTCTTTTTTTTTTGTCCAATCATGAACCATATTTTTAAATTGACTTTCTTGATAACTATTACTACAACCAGAAAAAAATTTACCACTATGCATAATCCATTCATCACTTGTTGGAATAAGTAAATCTGCATAATTATCTGTAGTTGATTGACTAAATATAGGACAAAATTTTGAAAAAGCATATTTTTTTTCAATAGGAACTTTGTCAGAATCAAATAAATGTTCATAAGGTTCAGTCAAGTCTTTTTTAAGAATAGGAAAATCTCGATAGTTCAAAAAAAATTGTACATTTGGAATAGAACGATGTTTGCATAATTCTTCAATGAATGTTTTAAATACATCAATATCATGTTCTCCTTCATACGATCTATAACTATTTTGGAAATAACAACCATTACCTACCCATTTTTTACGGTTAAATTCAAGACCACGTGCTTTAAATTGATCATAATATTTTTGAGAAAAATCACGTGCGTTTTTTGTAAGAATATGTTGAATTTTATCATAATCATTTTCTTCTAATAGTTTTTTTTCTTCTAAGGAAAAGTATATTTTATCGTACCAATTATTAATATAATTAGCATTGCTAAACGGTAAGAACAAAGCTAATTGATTATTATGAATAATAATAAAAATGCCTTTTTTAAATTTATAGAAAATATAAGTAAATGTATTAATAATAGAAACAATATCAATATTTTTATATAATTTACAAATTTTTTTAGCATTTATATTTTTATTAGGAATATTTTTATTTATTGTTTTTGATTCATCTGATAAATAATACAAAGATGATAAAATACCATATTTATCGAAATCATTAAAATCACCTGCAGTATAATATTTTTGGTCAAATTTTTCAAATTTAGGATTTGTTTGATAATTAATCCCCCATTTTTTATCATTTGATTTACATTTTTCTTGATTATTATAATTGTTTGATTTAATTTTCCGAAAAACATGTAAATCAAATAGTTTATTTTGATTATTACTAATATTGGGGCTATTATTTTCTGTATTAGTAAGGTTTTGGTTATTATTATTAATTTTAGTAGATTTTAAAATTTTTTTAGAACTCAATGAAGATTTAGATTTAGATTTATTAATAGTTAACATACTAATATAAGAATACAAAAAATTATAAATGAAAAGAAATAATATTTGAATAAAGTTAAAAAAAGTTATTAAGATTATATTTTTACACTATTTATTGTATAAAAATCAAAATATAAAAAGATATTTAGATTACATTCAAACACGCGGAATCTGATTTTGGTTATGATATATGGGTAGTTGGTCATATACTATCAATTTTTTATTTTTGATAATATAATATAAAATTGATAATTATACTGATAATTTTTAGATGTAAATATGAAAAATAATATTAGTGATGTAAATGAAATAGCCAAGATGTACAAAAACTATTATGTGTATTCATTTTTATAAAATATTTATCATTTTTTACATAATGATCATCATATATATCTGTAAATATATGATTTTTTTTTTGTAAATATTTAATATATTCATTATTATTATATATATATATTTGAACATATTCAGAAAGAAGAGTAATATTTAATCTTTTGGAAATATCATGGTTTAATATTTTATTTAGATCATTATAATAAAAATCAAATTTAAAATGGTCAAGATAAATTTTATGTTTAATTTCTGGAAGAAGATTATGTATATTGAAATAAGTAGTCATAATAATATATTAAAATATATAATTTAATTCTTAAATATGTATAAAAATTTATTTTAACCAATACACATTTGAAGATTCATTGTTTGTGTATAATGAACTATTTAATTTATAATAAATTTTTCATAAGATTGATTTCTTTAATTTGAGTGCTAATAATATCTTTTGCAATTTTAGCCACTTGAATACTATTTGTTTTTTTTAGAATTTCTTTGGAGGTAGTAATAGCTGTACTATGATGACTAATCATACGTTTTAGATAACCATTATCATTTACACCAAGTTGTTGTCTTAATAAAAAAACACAAAAAAAAGAAAATAGTACAAAACATATAAATAAATAAAGTTTAAATTCTTTATGCATATCATAATACATAAGTATTTCTAAAATGCACATATTTGAAGCCATAAATAAAGCACTATAAATCAATGTAGGTGCACTAAAATAGAGGTCATCAAATTTATTTGCTAAAATGTTCATGGCATTTATAAAAACACCAATAAAAATTGAACCAAAAAACATCCATAATAAAGATTTTTGTAAGTTCATATATACTATAAAAGAGAATAAAAATATATTTAAAAAGATATCGATAATAGAAAATAAAAGTTATTATCAATGAATTTTCAATTTAATTTACAATGTGGATCAGAAGAAAATGTGGAAAAAGATTATAAAGAAATTATAAATAAACATAGTCTTTATATATTAAATTTAGAGAAAGAATTAGTAGAATACAAGAATTTTCATGATGCTATACTAAATAATAATGCGATTGGTGAAAAGATTGATTTTTTAAATAATGAAATTAAAAAATTAGAAAAAGAAAACAATGAATTAAAGAAAGAATTAAAGAAAGAATAATAATAGATACAAATTATAAATTTTTATAATATCATGTATTTTTCATTTATAATATTATAATTTATATGAATGAAATAAATAATAATTTTACTTTTACATACATAATTTCAAGTCTAAATTATTATTTATTTTATTTATAGGGTATTTTTTTAGAAGATTTTGACATTCTCTCAAACAACATGTAAAACTTGCTCCACTATGAGCATCATCATCAACTAATTGTGATATTGACAATAAGTGTTTATTTCTACTAAACATAAACCCTTTCTCTTGGTCATCAAAATTTTTTACAAATTGACTTAGTTCATCATTTTTTAGAAGAATACTCATCATATTTTGAACTTGTTTTTGTATATCTGTTATATTGTTTTTATGATTCATAATCGAAATTTAATATAGATTATTAAGAGAAATTGTATAAATTTTTATCAAAGAATATTATTAAACAATAAAAATAAATTTCGATTTTTATCAAAGAATATTATTAAACAATAAAAATAAAGAAAAAAAAAATGCGTTATTGGATACATTATATGCTATACCAACAGCAGAATTACAAGATTTGTCAGAAAATAAAAAAGGAAAACAAAAAATCAATCAATCAGATGAAGCTGATATAGGTATGAGTTATCCTCAAATTCAATTTATTGGTAATCTTCGTTCTCAAGGATATGGTATGATAGATGTATATAAAAAAGCAAGAAAATCAAGTTTATTTAAAGGTTCAAATGATGCAAAATTAAAAATAGAGATATTTTATAATCGATATTCAATTAATCGTAATAAAACAACAATAGTTACACCATCTGTTCATTTACTACCTGGACCAGATGATAATCGATTCGATTTAAGACCCTTTTTATATCCAGGAAGAAGTAAACAAAATGAAATAATTGACAAATTAAATAAAAAGAAATAAAATAAAAATCAGTAGTATTTGAATATTATTATGTTTATAAGTAATAAATTTATAAACATACTAATATCAAATATAGATTTTTTCATGATATAATTATTATATTTTTAAATAATAATTATAGGCATTTCACTATTAAATTCATTCATTGTTTCAATCATATAATGAGAACTAACAAATTCAATAATAGTATCTCCATATTCTTGTAATTTTAATTGACCAATACCATGAATTAATTTAAGTTCATTTAAACTTTTAGGTGTTCTTCTAACAATATCTAATAATGTTTTA